GGAGTCTTCAACATCTCCATCATCTTGTTTGGGTGGATTCTTTGCAATCAGTATCATGAGATCGGCTTCTGCTGCTTTACCAGTTCTACTGCCTTCCATCATCGATTGATTTAGTAAGACCTTACCTTCTGCCTCAGCAGATAATTGTGACATATAAAATACTGCACATTCATATTGTTTTGCAATCTGTCTTGCATGGATTGCATTTGCTTTTAATGCTTCGTCAGGTCTTGCAAACCCTTGCGATCTTGCAAATTTATCTCCCATGTCTAAAAGTAGTACATCAGGTTTATATGATTTGCAAACACTTTCTACCCAAGACATATCACGACCAGTAGAATCCTTTACTTTAATTTTTGATTTTACAGGTTCATACAAATCTCTAGCTTTTGCAGGATTCTTTCTTATTTCTTTCATCTCCATGCCTGTTGCGGCAGTTAGATATCTTGCACCAACTCTATGATAACTTTCTTCATTACATAGTATAACACAGTTAGCTCCTTGATGAGCCAAACCATTAGGTGAGGCAATCATACTTGCATGGAAACTTGTTTTACCTGTGTTTGGTCTTGCACCTATCTCAATTAAATGTCCTGCATTGACACCATTAATCATTCTCGTAAGTGCAGGTATATTAAAGTTCCAACGTGACTCAAGATCATTCTTAGCAAGTAGTGTTTCAATCTCTATATCATCCCAATCTACATTTAGATCAGGTGTGAAGTCATCATTGTATTGTTCTAATAATAATCGTAATGGCTCTAAACTATTTTGTGTGCCATTGACATAATCAAATCCAAGATTTGCCACATCTTCTCCAATCACTTGTTGGAATAACTTTGATAACACTTCTTGTGCTATATCACTTCCAAGTGGATGTTCTTTCTTTATTTGTTTAAATAATATTGAGTAGGCTTGTTTTTGAGCAGTAGTCATGGATGGATTACCTGATATAAACAATGCTTCTATTTCATCAGGTGTGACAGTTCTATTGTATCTGTCCATCGCATGATCTATTGATTGTTTAATCTTTCTCGCATCTTTACTAAACAATCTATCAGGACATCTTGCTCCACGATGTTCCTCGTAAAATGGTTTGTCCATTAAACTTCTTAATAATGCTAATTCCATATTTTACTCCTTCGGGGTTAGGTTATATAAATTAGTTATATCTTTTTTGTTTTTATATTTTAAGTCATCCGTTAATCTTAATACTTTTATATCGTTAACATATCCTCTTAGTTCTTTTGCAAATGCAAAAATCTTCGGCATAGCATCGGGGTCAAGTGCTATTATTGTCGTAGAGAATTGTGAAAGAAAATTCTTGTGTTCTTCAGAAAGTGAAGTGCCAAGAATCGCAACCCCGACAAATGTGTTGCCACCAATAGTAGCAGCACTAACACAATCCTCTACAACAACAGAAGTTTTACCATTACCATAAAAATAAGGCAAGTTATTATTTCCATATCGTTTCCATTTAGGCAATCTAGATGTTAAAGCTCTGCCAGTCGCATCTACAATTTCGCCTTTATCTTTGATAGGAAATACAACACGATCTTCTTTTACATCGTAATGTAAATCAAGAGCATCAGCGTCAAGTTGCCATGTATCACAGAACTCGATTAGTTTTTTTCTGTTGTTATGAGGAACAATGTAATGTGGTAACACAAAAGCTATAGGAGAAAATAGAGGATTAACTTTTGTCTGTTTAATATCTTCGACAGACAGATTTACTCTTGTGTTACCACTTATGTTACAAGAAGCCTTGTAACAATTCCAAACTACTACACCCATATTGTTTGTTACAGTAAAAGTTTTATAACCTTTGCAACATGGGCAATGTAATCTTTTAGTATGTCCTATAGGTATGTCTAACTCTAACACATACCCCCGGACAGAGTTAATGTCTTTTATCATATTAATTTTAATCCGTCAAATTTTTTCTTAAATTAAGTGCAACATTAGCAGATTGAAAGGTATTCTTCATGTATGGTTTAACACTCTGAGGGTTAGCATGACCTGTTACAGACATGATGTTTCCCATCGAAACTCCTGCGTCTACCATCTCAGTTGTACCTGTTCTTCTTAAATCAGATAATCTAAGTTCTTCTGACAATCCTGCGATGTTCATTAGTTGTCTGCCAATAAAAGGTAGTTTAGTGAGCGAATAAGGCTCATACAAGCCTCTTCTTGGCTTTGGTCTAGGTGCAACATACTTTTGGAATCCAAAGTCTTCCTGCTGCGATTTTAGCATACTATTGAGATCATCGGATATAGGAAGAAAAACCTCTGCTCTTCGTTTAGATTGTGTGATATGTGCTTTTTGTTTATCTAAATCTAAACAATCCCAAGTTAATGTTCTCATATCTCCTAATCTTTGACACCACTCGTATGCCATTTGTACAATCAATCCAATGTTTCTATATTTAAAATCAGAATAAGCTAAATCTAAAAACTTTTTGACATCTTGTTTTGTCCACACAACTTTTCTTGGTTGAGGTGTTCTTCTTTTTATATTTGAAAAAGGATTAACCTCAGTATACTCCATATGTATGGCATAATTAAAAATAATTCTTGTAACAGACATCACATGGTTTGCCATATGAATGCCTTTTTCACACCATTTTTCGTAACACAACTTAGCAATCTTTGTAGTGATATCAGAAAAGTTGATACTGCCTAAAGTTTTAGCAGTACCAACCTCTGTGTTTATCGCTACATCAAGAAAGTATTTATATTGTACTTTAGTTTCATCACGTAAGTTGTTGAAATCATACGACAAATAGTATTCTTGTAGTAACTTATGTAGTTTCATTTTATCCACTCTTCAATCCAAAGTTTTGTAACGTATCTCCTCTAGCATGGTGAAAGCCTCTCTTCAGAGACTTTCTTTGCTTAGATTGAGATAAGTGCATATGCTTCTTTTTGTGTCTATTGATAGCATATTTTCTTTTGAATATCTTCTTCATTATGCTGCCAACAATGATTGAAACTGAGGTGTGGATATCCACTTAGCAACTTGTTGCTCTCTCTTCCACATAGTCTCAGCTTGAGTATCAAAACCAGTCTCTCTGATCTTAAAACCATTTCTTTCATCAGCATACGATGCATAGTTAGTGAATGCAGAGTAAAGAGCAAACACATTCTTGCCACGCTTGGATATCTCTTCACAAGCTAGAGCATACATCTTCTTAGCCAATGTCTCTGACTTGATGATACTCGCTAGGAATGTTTTGCCATCTACGTTGAGTGGTGTATCTGCCCACTTCTGCAGTCTGTTACAACTTTCATCAAAGGTAAGTCTAGCTTGTTTTACTTCATTGATATAAGCTGCTAGTACAAATCCACTCGTATTCTTACGCTTGATGGATTCGTATGAACCTGTAATCAATCCGTTGGTACAGTAGAAATCAATACCACCTGTGTATACTTGATTAGAACAAGAACCATCTACACCATGAAGAGCGACAAGACGCTCATTGATCTTGGTCTGATGTTTGCTAGTCGTTATCGTAAACTCAACATTAGGCAACTTGATATCCAAGAGAGCAAAGGCTTTGTTTCTAGCAGTTTGTATCTTAACTACTGCACCTTCTAACTCGTGAGGAAGTCTGTTGTCTTGTGTTGCTTTTTTGATCCCATTGAAAAAGTCAATGTGATTGGCTGCCTTAAACTTGCTACCTACGATGCCTATGACATCTCCAGTAACAGAGTTGTGGACATATTTTTTACCTGACATTTTAGTTGGTGAATACCTAATCTTAAAGTCAAGGTCTGTTCCCTCTAAATCAAATAGAGGATTTGTTACAAAGTCTAATGGCATAATAATATCTCCTTTCTCCATTGTTGTTTGTAATTACGTTATTATTCCGAAGTACCCTGCGATAAATGATAATGCAGATACTCCAAGTATAATCCATATTATATCTTCGTTATTAAACATATTATTCTTTCCTATACTCTATAATAATCCACGCTATTAGCATGGGTATAAACAATATAACATATAGTATATAAGCAAGCCAAGAATAAACATTATTTTGTTTAGAATATTCTTCCCAATCTAATATGTATTCTTGCTTTTCTTTTTTATTCTTTTTCATTTACATCCATTCTAACTAATTTGTCTATATTTTTATTATATAAAACAATACCGAAGTCATAGCCTTGTTTGTAATAATAGCTTTCTTGTTTTTCGTCTCTTTCTCCATGAAAAAAACCATCTACTACACCATCTTTGAATGCTTTTAGCACACCATTTGATTCTATCTTCTTATCTAAATGATGTGCCTCTATTAACTTATCTGCTAATTGATCTCGTTTTACGCTCATTTACTATTCTCCTGTAGTTCCTCAAAATGTCTGACTAACATATCTAAGCCTTTGCATACACCTCTATGCTCTGCATTCGTGTGGCTATCATTTACCCACTCATCATCTGCTTTGATGTCTGCAACTGCATTTTTTATTTGCTCTAATGTAATCATGATAATAACTCCTTTGCTATTTGAAATACTGCATAGGCATACAGTATTATTATTATTAATTTTAACGTCTTGTTGAATGAATCGTCAGACGCTTTTACCCAATGTGGATAGTTTTTCTTAGGCATGTACAAAATATCCTTTCTCATAATTGTCAGACTTTATTTTTTTGGGAGCAGTATTTCACCTAGTATGTGAGCAACCACATCAACTGTCCAACCATTACCAATCATCTTGTATCGTTGTGTCTTTGATACACCTTCTGTGTAATTGTCAGGCAGAGTCTGTAATCTCTCGCACTCGATAGGTGTTAACTTTCTCCATGTCATACCTTCTACCACGATATTATCTTTTTGTACAGTTGTTAGACAGTTAGTCTTGTCATCACCTCGTACTTCTATCTGTGATGTGAGAGGTAAGTTCATCTGATAATCTTTGCGAACACCTTTCTCGTCAAGCCTACGATTAACAATGCGACCACCTTTAGCTGAATACGTGGCAACTTTAGGCTCTCTGTTACCACCTTGCATAGTGAGTAACGTAGGTGCTTTGCCATCCATATGATACACTCGCTTGGCTTGTTCGTGTTTGTAGTGTGCATACTTATCAGCATAGCCTACTTCTAGTGATCTATCGACAATCGTCATACCATTGTTACCTGCACCTTTGTGCATGGTAGCAGTAGTGCATAAGGCTTTCTGATCTACTGACCGATGATGCCTAGCATTGCGTTCATTGATAGGAACAGGTGGTTCGCCATGATCTTCTTGCAGTATATCTCTTAACACTAAGCCTTTGTCTTCCATAGGTGGTATGATTATCTGTTCATACTTGCCATTGATTAGCATACCAAACCAATAATTTCTCCATCTGTTTTGTGGAGATAGACTGCTTGAGTTTAGTAACTGTGGTGGGAATCCCATGTGTTCTGTAATCACATCTTCAAATTGTTTCTTCATTCTCACATTCTCCAGTAAAACATACTTAGGTTTTATCTCATTCATAATTCTTATAAACTCAAAGAATAACTTTGAACGTGGGTCATCAAATGCCAACTGTTTTCCTGCGAAAGAAAATCCCTGACAAGGTGAGCCAGAAAGAAGTAAATCTATAGGTGGGTCATAGTCTAATGCATAGTCAACCCCCATACCTCTTTCATTTGGTTTTACTTGTGTAACATCTCCTAACTGTATCGTGTTAGGGAAGTTTTTGTTAGCTATCTGCATTGCATACTTGTCTATCTCACAAGCATAATAATTATCCACAGATACATTGGCACGTTCTAAGGCAAGTTGCCCACATGACATGCCATCAAATAAACTTAATACATTCATACTATACCTCCAATCTGTAATGCTTATTTGTTTGTCCATGCTCTACAATTAAGTAAGCAGGAGATGGTGGTCTATCTTTGTAAACATGATCGTTAGGAAACTTTATGCCTACTAAAAGATATCCCATGTTACGAGCAGTGTATTCCAATTGATCAAAACTAGCTTTTCTTGTGTGTACAAATTCGTAGAACACATCCTTTAATTTTAATGAATTTAAAACTTTCATGTCTTTAACTCCTCTAATGGTTTTAAATTAAATGCACCCAATTCCCCACACGCTACATCAGACTCCAATTGCCTTAGCAATATTCTGTATGCATCTTTCTCCGAATGTGCATAGATAACGTCACAGTATGTGACAATATATGGCTTACCTTCTTCTTCCATTACTTAATCTCCATCTTTGCAGTTGTAGGCATACAACCAACATGCAATATCTCAGCTTTATTTATTCTTGGTCGTATGATCTCATAGATACTTTTATCAATACTAGCTTTGTGATTATTGTAGTGTTGATAACATGCTTGCTCTGTTTCAAAGAACTTCTTTTCTGCTATATGTTGCAGAGTGCGATCTTCTGCCATAAACAATACATACAATACCCAAGTCATTTTGCCCTCGGTAATCGTTGATGTGTGCCTCTCCAATGTAACTTGTCCATACAAGTTAATTTATTATTAAGTCTATTCAACTGAGTTGCTAGTCTCATATATTTTATGTACCATTTTCTTAGATCAGGACAAAGACCTTTATCTACTTTGTAGAAAGGTATCCTACCTACATCTATAGTTCGTAAAGATAATTCATCATTACCAGTTTCCATATCTTCCACGTATAAATTTAAAGCATCTGTAATCAAATCTAACTCCTCTTGACTTACAGTTAGCTTTATATTTTTAATTACAATATTTGATTTAGCCATCAAAATCTCCTTTCATCTTTTAATCTTTTGATTGAACATTTAAAGCAGTACAGAAACTTGTGAAACATATACATCTCACTAGCTCTGCACTCCTTGCCACACTCTTTGCACTTAACGTGTTCTGTGTTGTCTAAGATAATACTCATACTTTATCCACATATACACGTAAACACTTAGACTTGCCGATAGGTTGACCGAACTCATACTTCTTCCAACCTTCTGTTTTCTTAGTCTCGTCATCAAGATATTGACCTTTGACACGTATCTTGTAACTCTCTTTGTTGAGATACTTCTTGAGCATTCTAACAAAGATTTTACCTATTGGTTTGTTAGGTATATCACAGAACATATAACGCCAACCTTTAGGCTCTCTATCTTCCAGTAACTGAGAGATAAACGTATCCTTCTCGTCAATGATAGCCTCAAGTCTAGCCACCTTGTCATGATGCTCCTCTGTCTGTTTGACAATCTTACGTAGTAAATGCTCAATGTAATGATCACCAAGTCTGATGTAATCTTGTCTACCTTTTGACCAAACTTTGTAATTAAGAACATCGTTTATGTCGCATGGTCTTTTTCTCTCTGATAATGAGTCTACCATATCGTAGACTGCGTCTAAAGTTAAATTTCTCATAATAATTCCTTTCTGTATATGAGAGGTAGGACACGTGATTGTATCCTACCATAGTTAATATTATAATGCAGTAACCACAGAGTCACTAGGAAACCATCTCTTTGCAGTAGATGTAGCAATCTTGTAGGTCTGTGATCCACTTGAATTGATATCCTTCATTAGATAAGGAAACTTTGGTGCTTTTGTGTTGTATCCACATAGCTTGAACTTCCTTGTTCCCTCTGTCCATGTCTTGTTGATATCAATATCATCCAAGTCAGCAAAAGTATTTAGCTGCTTTTCTTCTCTAGTCTTAGCACCTTTTACTCTTACATTAAGTTTGAACGTGGCATTTGATCCATCTCTATCGTATGTGCAACTGCCTAATTCAAATTCAAACACATCACTATAAATATTTTTTAATGCGTTATCGATACGATCTCTAAGTGTCCTCAGAGTCTGCTTGTTGTTTAATTCCATAATAACCTCCTTTCATGTTATTGGTTGATGGAATTGTATTATCCCTCTTGCGACTATACTTCTTCTTGTTAGGCACAATCTGTTTTCTCTTGCGATTGTGTGCCATAGCCTTTGCAACAGGATTAATTCTTTTTATCATTACGTAAATCTCTCTCAAAGTTTTGAATGCTCTCGTTTAACTCCATAGCTAAATCTAGACCATCCAAAACACCTAAGTATCTTTCTTTGCTTAACTTTCCAAATTTCTCACAATGTCTAACATATAAACTCCTAAGCCTATCCATCTTTTGGAAATGTGTTAACTTGTTAGTCATTTTTTACCAACTTGGTAAGTTTTTTAAATGCATTCGCTTGTACGTTTGTGTAATTACTTTGTATAAATACTAAAGTAAAGTCCTCAAAGTCTAGCGATCTCATGTTTGATACCTTGCATAAACGCTGATGCA